GTTAAATGGCTCATATAATTGCCAACTTACCTCCAGTTAGGTGTTTTATTAGAAAAGAATTCCTATATGATTTTCAAAAGGGATTTGGTGAATTGGTTCCTTGTTGGTGGATAAGTATCAAATCAATAAGAGGTCAAGCTTTTCGTATAGAATCATATCTGAATGAATATGGTGCTTTATATGATAAATTACCAATTAGTGCATATTGTTGGAAACCAATTGAAGGTGAACCACTGTCTTTGGACTATTTGCAACTATGGGATAGTTTGAGTTATGATATAACTGTTTTGAAAAAATCACAGTTACAATCAATGAGGTGCAAATTTAAATTAAAAGATGGTGGTTGGATGTATGGTGAATATATGTTTACTGTAGATTCTGCACATCCAGATTTTAATATATTGGATACAGGATTTTCAGAAGAAATTGAGGACCACAAATCCTATAATTTCATTAAATGTGATAACGGCCAATTCGCTGCACAACCAAACAATAGATTAATCATATTTGAACCATCAAGCAATCCAAAAGAATTGAAAATGCCTGATTTTAAAGTATCAACAAAAAGATGGTCAGTTGAAACTAATGCAAAATGGTCTTTAGGTGACACTGACACAGTAATGTATGAAAGAGAGAACAAATGAAAGTTATTAGATTTACCGCATCGTGGTGTCAACCATGTAAAATGTTAGAAAAGAATTTACAGTCAATTAAAACAAACATTCCTATTGAAGTTGTTGATATTGATGAAAATACAGAAGCTGCTATGAATTTTGGTATACGTAGTGTACCAACTCTGGTGATGTTGGACGAAAATTACAACATTTTGAAAAAACAAACTGGTGTGCAGTCATTAAAACAATTAGAGGAATGGTTCAATGATTAAAAAACAAAATTATAAGTTAACTGACGAACGCAGTAGCTTTAAACCATTTGTATATCCTTGGGCATATGAAGCATGGTTGAAACATGAACAGATTCACTGGCTTCATACCGAAGTTCCTATGTTAGAAGATGAAAAAGACTGGAAAAGGAAATTAAGTAATGATGAAAAACAATTCCTTACGCACATTTTTAGGTTCTTTACTCAAGGTGATATTGATGTGGCAGGCGGCTACGTTAGGAATTATCTACCTTATTTCCCACAGCCTGAGGTGAGAATGATGCTCATGGGTTTCGCTGCCCGTGAAGCATTGCATATTGCTGCATATTCTCATTTGATTGAAACTCTTGGTCTGCCAGAAACAACATACAATGAATTCCTAGAGTATTCGGAGATGCGTGACAAACATGAATATGTTTTGGACATTGCATCAAACAATAGTACAAAAGAGAACACTGCACGCCATATCGCCGTGTTCAGTGCTTTTACTGAAGGTATGCAGTTGTTCTCCTCTTTCATTATGTTGTTAAATTTCCCACGTAACGGAAAGATGAAGGGCATGGGTCAGATTGTTACTTGGTCTATTGTTGATGAAACAATGCACGCCGAGAACATGATGAAATTATTTAAAACATATATAAATGAAAACCCGGAAATTTGGAATGATGAGTTGAAATCTTCAATCTATACCATTGCTGAAAGAATGGTGGAGTTAGAAGACAAGTTTATTGATTTGGCGTTTGGTGTAACTGAAATGGAAAGACTAACAAAAGAAGATGTTAAGAAATACATTCGTTACATTGCTGACCGTAGATTGATTGGGCTTGGTATGAAGGGTATTTTTAAAGTTAAGCGCAATCCATTACCATGGGTTGAAGAAATGATTAATGCTCCAACACATACCAACTTCTTTGAGAATCGTGCAACAGACTACGCAAAAGGTGCTCAGCAAGGAACTTGGGGTGATGTTTGGGCTCATTAAGGAGTCAAAATGACCAAACTAGTTACTGGCGAATGCCTGAATTGTGAATCAAGTTATGAAGTTGCTTATGTAGAACAATTGGTGTCGCAAGAATTACCAGAACATTGCCCATTTTGTGGAGAACTCATCGAAGATATACAAGAAGAATATATAGATGAGGATGAACAAGATGATGATGATTCAAAATGGGATTAAACTGGACATATAATGACACTGAATTTACCGAGGAAATGATTGGTGATAACTATGGATTCGTCTATTGTATCACCAACACAACAAACGGAAAGAAGTACATAGGTAAGAAATTCTTTTACAGTTCCAAAACCAAACAAGTAAAAGGTAAGAAAAAACGTTACAAAGTTTTTTCAGACTGGCAAACTTACTATGGTAGCAATGAGGAATTGAAAAAAGATGTTATAATACACGGAAAGGAATGTTTCAAGCGAGAGATACTCCATTTGTGCCTATCCAAAGGTGCAGCAGGTTATCTTGAAGCAAAGGAACAATTTGTCAATGGTGTATTAGAAAGTGATGAGTATTACAATACCTGGATTATGGTAAGAGTGAGAAAATCGCATCTTAAAGGAATTTAATGTTAGAAATTTTCAAACACATTGGAGATTATGATACAATCTTTTTTGTGCCACACCCGGAAGGTGATGACGACCAAGTGAAATTGGAAGTTGCACAATATAGAGAAAAGAGTGAAAAAGTTGGTGGTTCAGAAATGGGTGATTTGTTCGATATCATCATTTTTCGTATGAATGAAGAATATGATATTGTGGACTTGGATAGATTCGATGGCATTCTAATTGATCCTAGAGAATATGTTACAAGAATGATTAAAGATGATTGGTATGGTATGATTACCAGGAAAACTACCACATCCGACAAACTGGCCAAGGACATATTTGCCAAATGGTCAAATTTGAGTTATAATAACGAATAACAACTTTTAATGATACATTATGATTCTCGTTGATTTAAATCAAGTACTGTTGGCAGGCCTCATGGCTCAAATTGCCAACCAAAAGCCGAAACTCAAATTAGAAGAAGATTTGATTCGTCACATGGTTCTGAATATCATCAGAACTCACCTAAAGAACTTCCGCAAAGAATACGGTGAGGTTGTTCTGTGTGCTGACAACCGTAAATACTGGCGCAAGGAATTCTTCCCCTTCTACAAGGCACACCGCAAGAAAGCACGGGAGAAATCCGACCTTGATTGGCATCTTATCTTTGATATGCTTGCCAAATTCAAAGTTGAACTCAAGGAAAACTTTCCATACAAAGTAATTGATGTTGAAGGTGCAGAAGCCGATGATATCATTGGTACGCTTGCACCTCGAGCTGTCATGCATGAAGATGTATTGATTATTTCCAGTGATGGAGACTTTCTACAACTGCAAATGTATAATAACAAGTCACAACACAAAATCAAACAATATAATCCTGCACAGAAGAAATTCCTTGTGTCAGAAGATCCGTTGAAAGAATTGAAAATGAAAATTATCAACGGAGATAAAGGTGACGGTATTCCAAACATCATTTCTTCTGGTGATACATTCGTTACTGGCCAAAGGCAGAAACGTATGACTGAGCAAAAGATGGAGAAATACCTAAAGGAAGAATATGTAAACTACGACACGAATGCAAACACAGGATTCGCACGTAATCAGGTACTAATCGACCTGAGAAACATACCAGGCGAAATAAAGACTAAAATCATAAATACCTATGAAGAAACAAAACCCGCATCTAAGGGAAAAATTTTAGATTACTTTATCGCAAACAAACTTAAAAACCTAATGGATGTTATTGAGGAATTTTGATGAAACCACTTTATGAAATTTTTGATGAATTTGAAGAAGCCAAAAATAAACAAGAACGAATGGCTGTAATTGGCAAATACCTTTCACATACATTAGTTGATGTTTTGAGGATGACATATCATCCCGACTATCAATGGAAAGTCAAAGAATTACCCGACAACTACAAAGTGCCAACAGATATTTTACCTGGCATCACATATGATGGTCTTAATGCACAATTACGCAGATTGTATATGTTTCAAGTCGGAAATCCAACAGCAGAAAATCTAACAGATAAAAGACGCAAAGAGCTTTTAATTCAAGTGTTGGAATCTATCGAACCCAGAGAAGCTGAAATCATTCTTGGAATTTTCCAGAAAGATTTGGGTGTTAAAGGCCTTGATTATAAATTTGTCAAGGCAGCATTTCCTAATATGTTACCTTAATAAGGAGTTTTTGTGTCTAAAGTTATGTCTAAGTTTCGTAAAGCTCGGGACTACGATGATGATGATTTTCTTGATAAAGAATATGATAAGAAAAAAGTACGCAAAAAGGATCAGCGTAAATTAAAGTATTATGATGACTATGAATCCTACTACGGTAGTCGTCAAAGTGCAAAGACACAAAAATACCGATACTGATGTTGTAGATACACAACAAATCACTTGACAATATCTCCAGCTATGTTATAATACATTTTATTCGTTGGAGATATTGTTATGATGATTTACACTCGCACACCAAAATCCAAAAAGCGTAAACCTAACGCTACTCAGCGCCAACTTGCTGCTGAGTGGGATGAAATTGTCAAAAAATACGAACCCAAAAAACCCGTAAAGTACAAAGCTGTCACTTGGCAGCCTTCCAAGCCTTTTGTACGTGAAACTCCTAAGTATCCATCATTAAATAGCTTTGGCGGCAACGCCACAAAAGCAGAAACCAAGGTTTACACAGGCGACAAGATGCTCGGAATTGCAACTTTGCACAAATCAAACGCTGTTCCTGTGTTTAACAGCGAGGAAGCAGTAGATATTTCGAAAATGAGGCGTTAAAATGAGCCAAAAAATGAATTTTGTTGTAAAATTGCAACGGCCTGTTTGTAGGACGCCCATTAAGCCTGTTCAAAAGCACAAAACTGAGGTAAAATATGAGCGAAAACCAAAACACCGAGCAAAAT